CCCGGCGGGACGGATTACGTCGCCCCAGCGCGCGATGTGCTTCATCTCAAGTTTCACACGCCGCGCCATCCTCTGATCGGCGAAAGCCCGATTAAGGCTGCGGCGATGGCAATCGGGATCAACGTCGCTTTGAGCCGTTCGCAAGCGGTGTTCTTTAACAACATGAACCGCCCGAGCGGCATCCTATCGACGGATGCCGTCCTTAATCGCGAGCAGCTAAACCAGTTGCGGGCCGCGTTTGAGGAGCAATCGAAGGGCATGGCGCAGGGCCGCATCCCGGTCCTCGGCGGCGGCTTGAAGTTCTCTCCGCTCTCGATCTCGTCTCAGGATGCCGAGCTTGTTCAAGCGCAGCGGATGAGCCTCGAGGACATCTGCCGTGTCTTTGGTGTGCCTCCGCCGCTCGTCGGCGATCTGTCTCATGCAACGTTGAACAATGCCGAAACGCTGGTGCAGCATTTCCTCTCGATGTCGCTGGGTTCGTATCTCGAGCATGTCGAGCGCGCCTTCGACCGTCTGTTCGGTTTGAGCGGCGCGAGCGAATATATCGAGCTCGACACGGCGGCTTTGCTCCGCACTGATTTTGCGGGCCGCATCGATGGCCTGACGAAGGGCGTTCAGGGCGGATTATTTACGCCGAACGAAGCGCGGCACAGGGAAGGCCTCGGCCCTATCGAGGGCGGAGAGACGGCGTTCCTTCAGCGCCAGATGGTCCCGGTCGATAAAATCGGCGACGTTCTCGAAGCCGAGATCGCGAACGCATCAAAGCCAGACCCGGCGCCAGAACAGGCGCAACCAGAACCCGCAAAGCAACCCGACCAGGCGGAGAAACGCGTCGACATCGATGTCGCGAAAGCTCTCCTGTTCCAGCGCATTACCGACAAGAGAGCGGCATGATCGAGAAGCAGTTAGTCGATATTCTTGACCCGGTCGTCGATCAGATCGTCTCCATTGAGAAGAAGATCGCTTCCATCGAACTAACACCGGGGCCGAAAGGCGAAGACGGCAAGGATGGCCGCGACGGCGTCGATGGCGAGGCCGGTCAGCCGGGCCGGGACGGCGTCGGCATCGCGACCGTGAAGCATTACGAAGACGAAGGCCGCGTCGAGTTCGTTCTCGAGAGCGGCGATGCTTATGAAGTTTCTCTCCCGCGCGGGGAGAAGGGCAACGACGGCGAGCGCGGCATTGATGGCCGCGACGGGATCGATGGCCTTGGCCTCAATACGAAGGCGTGGGAGCCCGGCGTTTATCGCGAGGGCGTCTATGTTACATCGGCCATCGGCAAGGTTTACAAGGCGCTGCGTGACACGGCAGCGGCTCCCGGCGCGTCGGACGATTGGGAGCGCGTCGGCGCATTCGGGTTTGAGTTTAAGGGCCTGAAGAAAGCCGATGCCGATTATGAGAACGGCGATCTCTACATCGACGGCGGATCGGCGTTCATCTTCTGGAACGGCAAAGGCCGTATGTTCGTGCAGCGTGGCGCGAAGGGCGATCAGGGGCCAGCTGGCAAGGACGGCAAGGACGGGACAACGGTCGTCCATATCAAGGCAGACGGCGATGGCTTTCATCTCGCGATGTCGGATGGAAGCGTTCTGACTGCTGACGTTGAAGGGCTCGAGGATTATGTCGACGCGGTGGCTCACCGCAAGACGCTGAACTTCCTCGAGGCTCAGGCGCAGCAGATCGAAGACGAGGGCGGCACGCCGTTCCGGTCCTTCATGGGTCAGTACATCTATGGCCGGTCCTACTCGACCGGCGACGTGGTGCGGTTTAACAAGTCTCTGTGGATCGCGAAGCAGAGCACCGGGCGCGAGTTCATCGAGGACGAGTGGCGCCGGGTTTACTCCGGCGGTGGTGGCGGTGGTGGTGGCGGTGGCGGTGGTGGCGGCTGGCCGACGCCTGTCTTGTCAACGCTTGACATGAACAGCTTCAACATTGTCAATCTAAAGCCGCCTGCATCCCCGCTGGACGCCGCAACCAAGGATTACGTCGACAAGAACGGCGGCAATATTAGCAGGGCTGCGGTTGATACGCGGCAATTTTTGGCGCTCGCCGGAGCGACAGATGGTGCAAAGCTAGACGCTATGTTTGCCGGTGGCCGCACGCCAGTTAGCGGCGACCTAGTGTTTATCGGGCACGACAAAACCGCGTCGGACAATTCCAAAGCGGGCATATACCGCTATTCTGGAAACTGGACGCGCATCGTTGATCTAAGTAACGGTGTTCCGCAGACCCTTGATGATCTTCTGGATGTTGTTGCGGTATCGCCTAGTGCTAACCAGATCATCGCGTACAACGCCGTATCCAAGAAGTGGGAAGCGCAAGACAACAACGCGGCGGCGGTTATCAAGCACTTTGCGGCCACGGCCATTTCTGCGGCTGGCACAGCCGGGCAAACGGCAGAGCAAATTCTGCTGGCTAAGTATGCCACGCTTGCTGGCAGTGCTGCCCGTGCGGGCGTCTTTGCGGTTATCGAGAACGGCGCAGGCAACGACGGCAAGTTTAACGGCGTCTATTACTACGACGGCACAGTCTGGACGAAGTTCGCTCGCGAACTGAGTGCCTCTGGCGCAGGTGGCTTGGTTAAAGCGTTGGTGGCTGATCCTGATCCAAACCTGATTACTACGCCGCAGCCTCTTGGCACGGCGCAGTACACGGTTGAGAACAACGCCAAAGAGATCAAGATTGTTGATGGCGCGGGAAACTGGAATACGATCTACAGCGAGACCAACATCCGTACCCTGATCGCGCAGTCTCGCTCGTTCAAGGGTACGGTTGTCGAGAAAGGCGCGGCGGTTGTCGGCACTTCTCCGCTCGACGTTCTGCCCGCAACCACGGCTTTGACCGCAACGGATGTCGGCACCTATTACGTCTTCGTCGGCACAGGCGGTCACATTATCCTTCCTAGCGAAATCGGTGGCAGCGTTTCTAATGTAGACGGCACAGTGCTTTCGCCCGGTGACTGGATACAGGTCGCCAACCTCGGTTCAGTGGCTGTGCCGAAGTACGACTATGTGGTGATCCATGGTGACGCGCTGTCAATGGCTCGCGCCCGAGCCGTGTTTGGCCTGAACCTGTGGGCAGACGGTGCGTTTGAGCGAGGTTCTATAGTTCGCTATCAACCGACACCTAACGCAGGTATCCATTATTATATCGCCTCTGGTGATGTTGTCGTTGGTGATTCGGCACCCGGCGCGGTTCCGCCTCCCGGTGTAAGTACCACCCCGATTGTGGTGACTGTGACCGCAATAACGGGTGGCAAAGAATACAATATGACTGTGACGGGTGGCCCGGCTTCTGGCGGCGGGGTTCTCAATGTCACCTTCGACGTTGATGCCACTCCCGGCGCAGATATCCAAACTGCGACGATCACCGCTGGTATGACGGCAGACCAAGTTGCCGATGCCATTGTCGCAGGTTGGAGCAATCCGCAAACAACGGCCACCAAGGGTGCTGCCGGTGTGGTGAACGTCAAGGTCAAAAACGTCGCCGATAGCATCACGACCTTTACGATCAATGCTGCGTCACTGGCCGCAGTGAATGCAACTGCCGGTGTAAATAAGTGGGTAGACATCACCCCGTATGCTGCGCTGAGTTCGCTCCCTGACTGCTACGAACTGCTCAAGGCCACCGACGGTCAAGTCCCGAGCTGGAGCGTTGCTAACCGTCGATGGGAACCGGCGACGCCCAACCAGCCGTTGGTGTATATGGGAACGGGCGTCTGGGATGCGTCGAAACTTGCATCGCGCCCTGATAATCTCGGGTTCCCCGCTGATACGTTGCCTGCTCCTACGGTCTATGGCCCGCAAGCCGGTGACCTATACATCAACCTGTCTAGCGGTCAGGTCACCAGTTTCACTGGCCCTGCCCCTTCTTCTCGCAGCACTGCAACATTCACGGGCGGCACGCTGTCCCCGACGCTCGACGTTACTCAGTCGAGCATTGCAAAGCTGACCGACGTTGATGTTGCAACAGCTGCGCCGAAAGATGGCGAGGTGCTGACATACGATCTGGCTACGACCAAGTGGCTGCCCAAGAAGATTGCCACTTCGCTAGGCGATTTGTCTGACGTTACAGAAGCCCCGGCATCAACGATTGGCAACATTCTGGTTGCTGATGGCACCGGCCTTTGGAGCGAGCAGGCGAACCCGAGCTACACAAAAGTTGAGATTGATACAAAAATATCGACGCTTCTGATCGGTATTGCTCACGACATCTCGGTCAAAGATATTCTCAACTCTCCTCCGTTAAATCCGGTAGAGGGTGATGCTTATATCATTGGCACGGCTCCGCTGCTGGGCTGGCTTGGTCACGCAAATGAGGTCGCGTACTTTGATTCCGGTGCTTGGATATTTACTCCGGCTCAGACAAACGAGGCGCACTTGGTTGAGGCCCTCCAGTCAATCTGGGCGTGGAGTCCTCCTCCTGGTGGCGTTGGCGCAAGCCGCTGGGTGAAGATTGCCAATACCGGCGCGGCTGCTGGTGCGACCGCCAAGCACGGCGTTGGCGAAATCATCCCGTGGATTGCCGACACATATCCTGATGACTATCTGGAGTGTAAAGGCCAGATCGTTGCCATCGCCTCGTATAACGACCTGTATACGGTGATCGGCAACAAGTACAACTCCACAACTGGGGCTGACGGTGTTTCAACTTTCGCCCTCCCCGATCTGCGTGGTTACTTCCTGCGCGGCATGGGCGGTAGCGGCGGCGAGGGTGCGCCGGGTATTTTCCAAGGGTTTACCACTGCACGTCCGACTACCCCGTTTACTGGCACAACCGCTACCGCTGGTAGCCACCAACACGTCGAAGGTGCCTCTAGTTGGCACGCGCTTTCTAACCCCTTTGGTTCAAGTACCGCGCCCGGGGGTATCACGGGGCCTGTCCGAACTGAAGCAGGATGGGTACACCCCTACACCAACACTACAGGCGACCATGCCCACAACGTCACCATCACAGGTGGCGGTGACGCTGAAACTCGCCCGAAGA